GCGTCGTACGTGAAGGTGAGCTGGCTCATGTGCGGGCCCTTTGGTCAGCTTTGACGGTTTCAGCAATGCAATCCGCCGTGTGGTTGGCCATGTTACCAGCCTGAAACCAGCGATGCAGTTGATCGTAACCCCAGGCGGACATGGTAACCTTCCGCCAACTGATGCGGTAGCGTTCTCGTAGGTGGCGAGCGACGTCCTGCTGCCATCGTCCAAACGGGTCATTTCCAAATTGGATCATAGCATCACCTTACTTTCGTGCCCCGGGCGTGTTTCCACACCAGCAAGTTTGCGACACCGCTTGCAGGTTGCATGTTCTGCTTGGTACGAGTGGTCAACAGCCACCGACCACACCGTACACTGTGTCTGCCGTTCTACTGCCGCCAAGCCGCACACGGTGCGGCTTGCTCCTTCGTGTGCAAGGTGGTAGGTCCCGTACAAACATTCGTCGTACCGACGGTCGATCACACCGCACATCCAAACTGTGTAGGCTGTATCCATGGCTAGGAGATCATCTCTGGTTGGGTGCTGACAGGTTCTGGGTTTGCAGCAACGTCGAACGCATGAGCCAAACCCGCCAGTAGCTCGATGTCGTAGTGGTACTGTGTGGTCGGGAAGTCCGACATCAGATCGCGGTGCTGGAACTCCATCTCCAGGCATGCACAGCAGTCACTGAGCAGGTCGCTCAGCTCTTGCAGTTTGGTTTGAGCCGCTTCACGTGTAAGGTCAGCGTACAGCCCGCGGGTGATGGCTTCTGCAGCTCGCTCGGGTGTGTAGCGGTAGTTCTTCATCGCTGTGCTCCTAGTCGTTGAAGATGTTGATGACGGATCCCTTGAGCTGCGGCATTTCACGCTCAGTTTCGGGAATCGGACGCAGCGTCCACACTTGGATGTCGCCTTCGCGATCACGCTCGGTGTGGCTGAGGTAGAACGTAGCGACGCGGCTGGTCTTGTCGCTCACAATCTGGAAGCCGACGTCGCATGCGTCGTCGTAGATCGGTGCGAACATGCTGCCGGCACTGAGCGGCTGGAGGTCAGACGCTTCAGTGCTGATGGTGTGGCCGTTCCAACTGAAACGGTTACTGCTGAATCGCTTGGTGCAGATGATGGACATGCTGTGCTCCTGTGTGCTGTGCTGTGTAGGTGCTGCAGATTAGCTGTTGCGGCAGATGTGGCAGGTCGCGACGTAGTGGTCGCAATCGCTGTGCGTACCGGTAAACACTTTCGTCCACTTCGGCACGCCATCCATCATGTGCTTGAACTGCTGCACGCGGAACTGGCCGGGTTTGGTGTGGTCAGGTACGATACGCAGTGCGTCGAGCTGCACACCGGCTGCTGCGGCTGCTGCGACGTTTTGGTGGTACACCTGGTCGAAACGGTCGACGGCTGCGTCCAACTGCTGCTTGGTGCTGCACGTTTTCTGGTACCATTGCTTCTGCATTAGTACACCCACTGGTTGAGGTCGAACGCGAAGGTCAGATAGTACGGCAGTTGCATTCCGTACTCGTGACTGTGATGCTGCTCAACTGAGGAGCAGTAGATACGACCCTCTTCACTGTGCGAGTCATAAGCGGCGGTGAACTCACGCGGTTGGCCGTTATGGTACGCTGTTACTTTGTCACCGGCCTTGACGCGTGAAGCCTTGTTCTGCTTCGGCCGCCATTGGCTACTTACCGTCTGCATTGTTCTGCTCCTGTTGTGTTACACACGTTACATCCACAGTATGACAGATCGTATCGTCGTGTGCAACCACTGCACCACAAATTAGAAGGATTTTGGAAGAGTTCTTACACCAGAAACGCCAAAGACTTAGGTAAGGCACCTAAGTCCAGGCCGAATAACGGGTTAGAAACACATATGAAAACAGGTGTGTGCGGTGTGCTTGCTGCCCTCTGTATCCATCACTGCATTGCAGCCCAGCCCCACCGCACACACCATAGGCAGCGGTACGCACAGCACGTACATACCGCTGCCGCAGCACCCACTACAGACCAGCATACGCCAGCCGCAGTGCAGCCTGCGACCGTTTCTGGTTCAGGCCAAACAGGTTGGATTCGACCCGCCGCACAACCCGGTTGGTGTCGTCCGCACCCTTCGCCTTCATGTCATGCTGCACGAGCCCGGTGAAAGCGTTGAGCATGTTCCAGGCCGACGCACCGGCGATCAGTTTCTCATCGTCGAACCTCCGCGTGAAGGAACCGAGTGCCGACATCGCCTTCGCCTTCCGATTCTCCTCCCGCTTGTTGGTCGGGTTGGTCGGGATCTCACCGAACTCAGTCTGGTACGCCTCGAAGAAGAACTTCTGCATCGCCTCGGTGTCGACGAGCTTGGCCGCGAGTCGGTCGGCGACCTCCTTCATCTGCTGCTGGGCCGTGGCGTAGTTCTTCAGGGCCTCCTTCGCCTCCTCGATGCGGTCCATGATCTTGGAGCCGTGCCGCATGACGAAGGCGCTGGACAGCAGCTCGCCGGTGTCCTTGCGGGGAACGACCATGTGGAGCGTGTTGCTGCACACGGCACGGATCGTCGTGGGCGTGACGCGGAAGGGGGCGCCGCCGTCGTGTCCGTTCGACACGAGCAGGTACGGGAACATGGTATCACCGTTTGCGACGTCGAAGCTCTCACCCCGACATAGCATCCACATTCGCTTCCCGCCGCGGATCGTACCGGCCGTCTCGACCTTGACCTTCTGGTCGGTGATCTGGAGGGCCTCGCAGAACTCGGCGACCTCAATGTTCTGGACGATCTGGTAGGCCGCAGACACGATGCCGAGCATCTGGTTGTTGTCGACTCGGTAGTTGGCGACGTGCGAGTCGATGAGGTACTCGTTACCCTCATCGTCGTAGGCCTTCAACTTGAGCGGCTTGACGCCGCTTTCGATGCCGGCGATCTTGAGTGCTTCCAGCGGTGTGGGGGCTTCCTGGACAACCACTCCCATCCCGTGCCAGGCGCCCTGCTGGGCCAGTACCAAACCGTCAGTTTTTGTGATTTCGTGTGACATGGTCTTCTTCTCCTGTGTGCTGTGTTGCGTGTCTTTTGCCCTGCTGGGCACTTTGCATGTCGATACAATACGCCTGTGGCATCGAAACGGAACCGGAAAATCAAATCTTTTTCGTGACTCGATTCACTGGGCTTTGCGGGTGGAGGTTTGCACCGACCTTACGTGCATGACTGTGGCAGCTCGCTTTCACGATCTGCTGGTGGCCGTCTATGTGGTGCACTCGAAACGGTCTCATCGTTCTTCTCCTAATTGTCGAGGGTCGCGAACTGCTGTAACCACCACTGCTCTTCCTTCTCAGTCCACTCACTGTCGTTCGCCTTGTAGATGCTGGCGATCCACTTGAGTGCCTGCTTGCGGCTGCTCGCTGCATCAATCGCTGCCCACTGCCGCTCAGTCGCCTGGTTGTGCAGCACCGCATGGACTGCGAGTGCGAACGCGACAGGGATGTGTGCTGGGTGTGTGAACATGACTAGTCCAAATTCAATTCGGCTTCTCGAACTCGATTGTAGGTCATCAAGAAGTCGTCATCATCGAGACTGTTGAGGTAGGCGACGTAGTCGCCGTTGAATGCGGCTGCATTGTTGTCTCCAAGCTCAAAACCAAAATCCAACCAGCCGCTGTTCTTCAACTCATCGGTCATCCTCTCTCGCAAAGTCATCTCAGTTTCCTAGTTGAGCAGCGTGATGCCCTTGCGGGCTGCAAGGTCTCTGAGCTGCTGTTCTGCTGTTGGGGTTTTCCGCAGCCGCTTCACGATGTACGGCGTGCGGGCGGCTTGGTACTGCACGAGTGCAACAAGGTTGGCCGTGATTTTAATCTCGCCGGCGGGCATGATTACATCCTGAACAGGTTCGACAGTGACTTCGGTCCCACCGTGCCGTCCACCGGCTTGGTGGTTGGCTTGGGTCGATTGTCGAGGTCGACGTCCACCCCACCGCACTTCGGGCATCCGCGATCTGCGGCCCGCTCTGCTGCTGCGGTGGTCTTGAACTTGCGTCCGCATTCCAGGCATACGTACATGGTGGTCTCCTGCTGTGTGTTGCACGGACTTGGGACCGTGCTGTGCATTAACCGGCCTGTGGGGCCGGCCCCTCTGCGATTAGTAGCGGTGATAGGCGTAGGTCAGGCTATCGTAGATCGCATCTTCTTCCGTCGCATGATTCTCGGTGCTGCACGAGCTGAACGCGCTGCTGCGTTCGTTGCGGAACGTGATAGCGGCTTCGACCTTCTTGACCTTGACCACCCCACTGTCCGCAGCGTAGTCCAGCTCCTCCACGTCCTTGCAAGCGATGACGACCCAAAGCCAACCAGCGTCTTCGGTGACGAGCTGCTCGCTGCCGTCGTCGTTCTTGGCTGTGTACGTCTGCATCCGCGTGTCGAACGTGTAGGTGTGCAGCCGGCTACCGTCCGGCAGCGTGGTAAGCTGCACCTTGTAGAGCGGTACGCTGCTGCGGACAGCGGCGACCTTTGCGGCCCAGTCAGCCTGGCGTGCTGCTTCCGCGGCCTGGCGTGCGTTCTGCTCTTCGAGTTTGGCGGCTTCACGCGAAGCATGGTCGGCCGTCAACTGGTTGAACTTTTCGTCAGTGTGCAGCACCACCAGGCGAGCGTACCGGCTGTTGTGGGACTTGACACCAATCTCATCAGCAAAGTCGCCCCACTGGCGGGCTTTGAAACGGGCCTCACCAGTCTTGCAGGTCTTGAACTGGCCGGACTTGGTGACGTGCGTCACGTTAGCAGTAACAGGGGCCTTGCCCGACTGCGTAACAATTACGACCTGGCCGAGCTGGACGTTCTGGATGGTGGGCTGCGTAGTAGTCATCTGCGTTTTCCTGTGTGCTGTGTTTGCGTGCCGTGTTACACACGTTACATCCACAGTATGACAGATCGGACCTGGCGTTGCAACCGCTGTACCTAAGTTTCTACCGTTTTCTGGAAGAATTTCTAGGCCAGATGCTGTCTAGAGTTAGGTAGAGGCCCTAACAGGGTATCATGCCGTCACCACCGCTGTAACCGTGCCCAGCAGTGCGGCGCCGCTTGCCTTCGGTCGTTCTGCGGTCTGGGTGGACCACGGCACGCATCGCATCTTCGTACTGCTGCTGTGTGCAGTTTCTGACTGGCTTGGCGTAAACGGCTCCGTACACCTCCATCGTGCGGAGGGTCGGCTCATCACCGCGTGGAGTTGAAACACGAAGCGGTCGATCGTTCTCGTCAAACAGAATGTACTGCATCACACACCTCAATGAATGGAACGATATCGTTGTAGTTGAACGTGTACCACTTCCACCCACCCACCTTGATGTAGTAGGTGCCACGGCGGTAGCCGAGCTCTGAGTCAAGCTGATTCACATACACACGTCGCCAAATCTTTTCATTGGCGAGCCGCACCATAAAGGGAGAGGCGACGCGTCGCCAACCGCCGCCAAAATTGTTATGCAGGTGGCCTCTTTGTCGACAAGATGCGATAGGCTTGCGTCGCACTTCAACAATTTTGTGCTGCACCATCTTCATCTTACGCCTCATCTGGAATGCGGTAACCGTGTGATTTGCCCATCGGCAAATCTGGTCGGCAGATGTGCGGGTGCACAAACACCAAGTCACGTTCCTTACGGCCCTTGCCGACCCGCTGCCATCGCATGTGACCGCGTTTCATGTAGGCGTGTGACGGTGCAGTGCCGCCACCGCCTTCTGTATCTGCTCGCTGCACAATTGGCTTCGGCAGTGCGATCTCATTCCCGATCGTCCAGTGCTTGGCCTCTTTGCGGAGCTTACTGGACAGATCGCGGTACGCCGCATCATACTTCGCTTTGGTTTTCCAGGCGTGCTGCTCGACCACGCGTCGCTGCAAGTCTGGCATGACGACTTCGTGGCAGTCGATGCCGAAGAAGCACGTCGCAATCGCAAGCCGCAGCACACGCGACACGAGAGCCTTTGATGGGGCCCACTCATCGCCGAGCTGCTTCTTTGCTTCAGGCCAGGAGAAGTCCCACGACTGCTGGAACTCTTCTTCCAGCAGTCGATCTTCACCGTGCAGGCTCATCGTGTAGTCGAACTGATTGTCCGGTCCGGTGAACTCGTACCCGATGCGGAGTGCTCGTGTTGCACCAGTCGCGAGACCGGCTGTCAAGATGGGCTGCTTGAACGACTTGCCATCTAGGTTGCGTTCGACGTGCACTTCGCTGACGAGCAGTGCTTTGAGCTGGAAGCCGTCTTCCACAAAGTCATTCTCCGGCCCGATAGCGAGCTGCACAGTGAAACCTTCATACGGCAGTCGCAGCTCACCGACCGGTATGTCGATGGACACTTCGGACATCATCGTCGCCATCTGCGGGAAGACCTTGTAGTAGGGCTGCCCAGTTCGAAACCACTGCCGTTCAGTCATCAGGCCGGTGATGCTGTTGCCTGGCCGCGGGTCCCAGCTAGAGATGAAAGACGCGTTGCTGCGATACTGCTGCAAGATGTCGTAGTACCACTTGTCAAGGTTGTCGGTGATGCGTTCACCGTCACGCTTCCACACTGTCTTGAATTTGTGGTACTGGCTTTCCCACTCGTAGAACTGAGGCATGCTGTGCTCCTGCTGGTGTTACACACGTTACATCTCACATGCTACAAGATGAGATGACGCCGTGCAACCTCAACCCCAATCGGCTCCGTACAGGTGCGTGATGTCCAGTGCACGCTCTGGAATCGGTGTCGGCAGCTGGCACACTCGCAGCACCGACACCGAGCCGTACTTCTGGGCGATGTCTGAATCGCTGGTGTGGAAGTAAATCACACCGCGGTTGTGGTCGATCTCCAGCACACCTGGGATCTCTGTGTTCGGCATCCGCGGCGACAGGTCCCTGACCGCCTCACTTACCTCGTCGACGAGACTTCTTTCGCTTTCGCGGTTTGACTTCCGTCTCACCATACCACACCTTCACTTTCTGTGCTTTGAGTTCAGCCTGAGACAGAGGAAGCGAGTCCTCCTGAAATGCCACCATCTCAGCCCACACCCGCGTGTAGGCGACACCGCGTCGCGGATCGGGATCTACGTCGTGCACACGGTTCTTGAAGTTGGAGTAATCGATGTCGAGCACCAACTCTTTAATCACGTGCCCGGCAACCGCATGCGGCACGGTGACCCGAAATCGATAATCGTGAGTAGGTGTTTCACTGACGGTGAGCCGGCAATGAAGACACGTCTGGGCGAGCTGCACGAACCGTCTCAGGTCTTCCCTCTTGCGAGCTCGCACCAGTAGGTTGCCGGGTGTCTGTGTGTCCTGCACGATGGACAGGAAACCATCTTGAGTAAAAATCCACATGAGTTATTCGGCCAGATAGATGAACACGCCGGTCTTGCGGACGCCAAACTCGAAGCCACACGCTCTGCACAATGCATCGAGCGTGCCAATTCGAGTGAAGAGGGACACACCGCCATTTCGAAGGTTGTAGATCGTCTGCACACTGAGGCGGCGGCGGTTCGCGATCTCTTTCACGTCTACCCGACCGTCTTTTTCGACGTTAGCGAAACAAAGAGCGACGACGGCCTGGTAATCACGCAATCGTGATACCCTGGATGGTTTGGGCCTTCGTACTCGGATTGAGGTGTTCACTGCCGTGCTCCTGGGGTGCGTTACAGGTGTTACATCTTCATTGTACGCCTAAGGCGTCGAAACAGACAGAAAATTATTCCAGATACGCAGAACGCAGCTCAGCAAGTTCTGCGGGATCCGCAGTCGCTGCGTCTTTTCCGCTCTCCAGCCGGACACTCTCAGTCTGGCCGGGCAGTGCAGCGAGCTCCAGGCAGACCGCATCTGCTCGCCGCTGGGCGTCGGGTTCGTTGTCGAAGCACACGATGCGGACCGGGTACTCAGCGATGGCCATGAGCTGCTGCGGCGTGCAACCCAGGCCCATGGTTGCTGCACCGCCAGGCCCTACCGCCCAAGCGTCGGTCGGCCCCTCCACGACCACAACAACGGATCGGCACAAATGAGCACCGTACAGCACCGTCTTGTGGTCGACTAGTTCCTCCTCCGGTGAGGCACTCAGGTATCGATGTTCTGCGTTCGGCACCAGCGACCGTGTCGTCCAGCTGATTTGCCGTCCCTGCTTGTCGAAGATGGGGATGTAGAGTCGCCACGCAAGGCGTGAGGCGACACCGATCCCTTTCACATCCCACAGCATGCTGATTTTGTCGGGATCAAAATGCCGATCTTCCAGGTAGCGACGATGCGGCGGCTGAAGGTCACAGACACCGGCCGGGACTTTGAGCTTGCCTCGAAGGTCGGCCGTGGGTTCGAAGGTAGACGAGATCCCACGACCCATCCACAATCTTAAAGCGTCACGATCGGTAATCCGACATACGGCCGCCAACGCAGCAACACCATCCATGCGACCGCACACCCAACAATTCACTCGTCGTCCATTAATCTCAAAGCCCAGGCGGTACCTACCAGCATTAGGCGAACATCTAGGACAATCCACAGAACACCAACCACGTCGGGAGTGATGATGTTCTCCTGGCCTCTTATGGGGTACCCGATGCCGTTCAAAGATGTCTACAATACTAAGAGGCATTCTTCTTTCGCTGCTTAGTCTCACTGATGCGACGTCTGTGCTCTTCTGTAATTACTCGGCCGATCATCTTCTTGGTGATGGCCAATCTCTTCTCTCGGGCCTTTTCTGGGCCGTAGATTTCTTCGTACGTCTTTCCTTTTCTCTGTGCACTTATCTTAGCTCGAGTTTCTGCCGTTGCGGGTTTTCTCTTCTTGCGAACGTAACCTGCTTCTTTGCGAGCCTGTTGCGTCTTGCGGATCTTCTCAATGGTCTCTTCGGATACCGGATGACCTTTCAGAGCAGCACTTATCTTACGCCTCGACTCTTCACTAACGCTATGACCAACTACCGGAGGTGGAGGTCGCCTACCTGATGCTTTCTGACTCTGGCGTCGTTTTTCTCGAGTAGCTTCCGATGGCGGTGGACGTCGACGAGCAGATTCTCTCATTTTCTGCCGTGTCTCCTGCGACGGATTCCAAACACCGTCACCACCACCCGTCATATTGAATCCAAGAGGAGCGATGCAGTTAAACTCTAAGATGAAGTCTCGCTCGACTCGAAAGAGGATTGCAGGATCATCTCCTTCGAACAGCACTTCCCAATCGAACGAATCAAGTCCGTATTTTCTAAGAGCTCGATGGAATCGAGGACACTGACTACGACCGGTGTTTACACACCACTTGTGAGCACGTCTACGCAGAGATAATGTCGTGAGCGTAGCACCGACATACCGTCGGCCCGAATCACGATGCGTTGCTACGTATACACATCCCATAATCAGTGAGGCTGAGCGGCATCTTTCGTCGTTGACTTACGGTATATCCACTTTCGCCAATCGTCCGGAAATCCCTCACACCAATCAAAATCAGCGTAGTAGGTGAGGAAATGAATCTCCCTAACACGATAGACATCTTGCGGCACGGACGAGTCCAGAAACTGCTTCCCGTCCCAGAACACCCAGTGCTGACCACCTTCGTTCACAGCACTATCAACGGAGCAGATAGCGGGTCGATCCATCTTAACTCGCAGCGTGTAAACGTCGAACATCTCAGATCCCTCCTCATCCAAGATGTGCAGCCCGAGAGTGACGCCGTACTCGAGAAGAAAAGCGGCGATACCTGTGATACACGTGAACTGCCGCCAATCGTATTTTGCCAACACCTCCTCAAGTGTCTTCCCGACAGCCACGGCGCATACGCACGCTCCACAAAGCGGTGAGTTTGGTGGCTGCTGCACCAATTTGAAATCAGGTGGATGCACGTCTGTTGACCCGATCATTCTCAAGTAGGAAGTCAAACAGGACGTCATTCACGAGGTCCTGCATGTCTACGGAGTGCCTGGCACAGTACGCACGCAGTCGCAATCTCAAGGTACGCGGTACCTTGCGGATGTGCAGCGATACAAGATCATCTTTAGCAGCAGTGGTGACCATTAGGCGGCCTCACTTTCCAATTCAGTAAGTAGTTCTTCGTAGATGTTCAAATCAGTCGGTAACGGTCCGCCGTCCAAAACTGAGCTGATGACCTCCTGCTTGTCCTGCAAAATGCGGCACAGTCGCTCCTCAATCGTACCGCCGGCCACAAGGTACCAAATCCAAGATGTGTTCTTCTGGCCGATACGATCAATGCGAGCTTCAGCCTGAAGGATGGCTGCTGGGTTCCAGTATAGCTCAACGAACGCGAGTGTGGATGCTGCGGTGAGCGTGATGCCCACGCCTGCTGCTCGGATGTTGCCGATGCACACTCGTGTCTTGGGGTCTTTCTGAAACTGCTCAACCGCCAGCTGTCGATGCCTACTTGTCACTGATCCATCAATCACCACGCTCTTGGCATTCACTCGTCGCTTCAAGCACTCAATGGCTTTCTGGTGGTGAGCGAACAGCACCAGCTTCTCATCTGTCTCTTTCAAGAAGGTGTTTGCCCACTCGACAGCCGATCGTATTTTCAACTTCGCAGCCAACCGCAGCAGGTACCCGACCTGCATGAGCTTCTCAGCTCGACTAGCAGCTCGCATCTTGTGTGCATGATTGATTTGCAGCCAACTCATAAAGTCCGTGCTGGCTTTGCGATACTCTGCATCGTCGCTCATCGGGATCGGCATGACGCGGCGGGTGATGCCTGGCAAGTCTTTCAGCACGTCCTTCTTCAGCCGCCGTATCATCCCCCGTTGTTTCAAATCGGTGTGCAGTCTGTCGAGGTTGGAGGCACCGTTGTAGTTCCAGCCCCACGGCTTCCACTTCGGGTCGCAATACTCTTGGGCGTAGCTCCAGAAACTGTTGTACTCTTCCGGCCACAAGATGTTGAGGGTGGGGAACAAATCCGCCGGTTTGTTCATCAGCGGCGTGCCACTCAGCATCAAGACATGCTCACAGCCCTTGGCCAGTCGCTTGAACGCCTTTGTTCGCTTGCTGGTGCGTGATTGCAGGTACTGGCTTTCATCGCCTACGATCGTTTTGAACTTGAGTTTCTTGAGGTACTCTTCCCAGTCATCGAGCAGGTCGTAGTTGATGATGGTGATGGCGGGGACATCGGACAGGTCGTGACGATTGTAGGTGGGCGGTGTGCGACCTTCGCAGATCGCAGCCCGCATGCCGCAGTGGTGGGACGCTTCAAACTCCCAATTGTACTTCACGGACGCTGGGCAGACGATCAATGCCGGCCACCACAGCGGGTTGCGTTGCAGCACCCACAGCGATTGAAGAGTCTTCCCGAGGCCCATCTCGTCTGCCAAAAGACTCCTGCCGTTGAACTGCTGCATCAGTTCAACGCCTTCCTCTTGGTAGCCTAACGGTGTTGCGACTCCGGCCTTCATCTATCCTCCACGATGCGTCTTTCTTGGTACAGGCCCCAAGCACCCGCCCAGTGGTGGGTTGGGATAAGCACCACTGGTGCGGGGCAACGGGGCTATCTAACCGTACGTCGAAGCTTTCTGCGTGGGTTGGTTCGTATCACCTCCCAACCGACACTCATCATCGTTTACCGGGCCCAGGGTTTCTAAAACACCCAGTCTCGGCAGTGCGATGATGGTGCAGAATGCAAACATGACTTACACCAGTGCTCCAGCGATCTCTTCGAACGTCTCTGTGATCCGTTTCGGCTCCCAGCCGGCCTTACGCAGGCGGGTACGCAGGCTGCTTGCCCAATTGCGGGGCTGACCGCCCTTGCCCTGAGCCACAGCAAGCAAGTCAGCCGGTGCGTCAACCACCAGCTGCACCACTGCTGCTGCGTCTGCGGACAGCGTGGCGACTAGGTCGTACAGGCTGCGGTACTCAGGCCGGTCGTCCACGACCTGCGACGCCATTGTACGTCCATTCGGCTGCTCCACGTCCAGGCTCGCGTGCCAAACCGGTTTGTGACGTCGGGCGTGATTCCGCACACCGATCAGTCGCCGCCAGATGCACGTGACAAGGTACCCGCTGAACTTCGTACCCATGTTCGGTGACCACGACTCGTACACCTTCAGGTACACCACATTTGCTTCGGCGACGTACTCTTCCACGTCGCCGCCATTCCGTCTCGCAAAGCGATGGCACGTATGCCAAATCAGCTTCTGCACATCCGCGTAGGTTTCGGTGATGGGTGCTGCAATCGCCTGCATGCGTCCGTTCTCCTGCTGTGCTGTGAGTGAAACTGTTACGCCTGCACACAATGTAACAGGCGTAACAGGTGTGCTGCAACCGACTAGCACAATTTCTTTCTGCGGGTCGCTTCGACATCGGTCGCCCGGCCGTCTGCGTATCCGCGTGCTGATGCACCCCGATCGAAGTCGCGGGCACCGTCACCCGTCTTACGGGACCGCAGTTTCTTGCCGAACTTCTTCTCGATCCACTTGGTGGCCAGTTCGGTCTTCCGCTGCACGAGATCGTTCCGTCGAGCGATGAGGATGAGGCCGGTGCTGCTCTGATCCGTGATCGCCTTGGTCTTCTCCTCTGCGATCGCCGCACGCCGCTTGCTGAACAATCCGTTGATGAACCCCTCGCCGTACGACGCACCAGCACCGCCGTACGGGTTGCCGTATAGGCTGCGGGCCATCGTGTAGATCAACACACGCAACTCGGTGTAGACAACTTCAGCCAGTGCGGTGTCCTCTGCGATCCCGTAGAACACCATTGCCTGGCCGATCTTGACGTTGCCGTCGTCGTCACACTGCACGATGCCGTACTTACGGACGACGTTGCTCTTGCTCAAGTTCATGTAGGCACCGCAGCCAACCAGCTCGCTGACGAACGTACCGAGCTGCTTCTCCCACATCGCCATCTTCTTGCCGACGACGCAGTACACCGCGTTCATCGGGGCGTTCTCGAGGTCGCGGTACATCACGTCCGGCTCTTTGGCCAAGTCCTCTTCGCTGATGTGGTGCTTCTCCATCAGCCGCTGCACTTGCAACATGGCGGCTTCAATCTCGCCCTGTGCCGCAGCACCGTCGCCAGCGATGTTGAGGAGCTTGCGGACTTTATCGACCATCCGCGTTTTGTCTGTCGTGTTCATGTGTGCTGTGCTTTTCGGAAAGGAAAGTGGTTTACTTCTTGTCGTTTAGTGCAGCCAATACCTGATTCTTGTATTGATGAACGGTGCTAGGCCACCGACTGGTCGCATCTGGGTTGGTCTTGACTGCGACAACGGCAGCGACGTCCCCACGTACAGCAGCCGCGTAGACTGCGGCCATCGTGTCACTGTGTCGCTGGGCAGAAGCAGGACACACTGGAGGGGCCGGCAAGCCGTCTGGACCGACGCCTGAGACAGTGATAGCGGGTTCGCTACTCTGCTTCTTGGCTGTGGGCTTCTTGATATCGACATCACCGCGGATCAAATTGGTCTTCAACACGATGCGGTACGGCGTGCAGATCCAATCAGGTAAGACAGAGAGCGGATGCGAGTCCCCTTCGATGTACAGCAACACCTGTCCGCCCTGCTGTACGCCGTAGCGATCAACAGGCTGAGCCAGAACGTACTTCCTTCCCAATTGCTCCTCGAAGCTGACTGCCCGAAACAGTCCGGTAAGGCCGATTGCTTCGCCTCGGTAGGTAGGTCCGCCCATGACACGAAAGATCTCGCCCTTGTCCATTTGCTCCCTCCTGCTGTGTTACACACGTTACATCCACAGTATGACAGATCGTATCGGAGGTTGCAACCTGAACACCTAAAATTCTAGAAAATCTTAGGCTAGAGCAGATAAGCACTTAGGTAGATGGGTCGAACGGTGTACCGTCGGACCACGTCGCTTTCGCACCACCCAACTGCTTCCACAGCTTCCAGAAGTGCTGTTCGCACTACCATCACTATCCACGAAGCATGACAGCTGGCGACCGGCGACCTCTACTGCGTGAGCCTTGATGCGTCGGTCGGCGATACAAACGATCAACTCAGTGGAGACGTCTTTGTCCGTGTCGTCTTCCAACAACCACGTTCGCAAACTGTTCTTGAGCCACTGAAGTAGCGGCATAATTGTAGTCCTCCGGACATGATACGAGATGTGGCGGTAGGTAGTACCGTGGTACGCTGTCCTCTGCCTGCTGTTGAGCCAAATAGGCCATCTCAAGAGCCGACACCGGCGGGAACCCGACAATTTGGTAGTCGGTCGTGCGTGTCACTGTTATTCGCTGCTGTGGTTTTCTATTCAGCAGCAACAACAGGCACCCAGCAGCGACGATCAACAAGAGACTCGCTGCAATGAACATGAAAAGACAGGCGGCAAGCCCCATAGCAGCACCTCAGAAGATGTCGGGCGGGTACCGCAAACGGCCGGCTTCACGCGGCTCGTGCAGGCACTTCCCATTACAGATCAAACACTCCTTCTCACTGCCGTACCACAGCCATACGAAAAATCGTTTGAGCAGACGCATAATCAACCTCCTGTCATTTGTACGTCACTGGAGTGTGTCTCAATCGATACACGTGAGGAATGTCTACCGACTCGCCGACGATCTGACTCAGACAGCACTTCCGGAACTTGACATCGTCTCGGAAATCTTTGAAGGGCTGATCATCTGTTCTGGGCTGTTGCCACTTCGAGTTCGGTAGATACCCGAATTGCCGCACGTAGGTCCCACTGACGATCTGCACTCCACCGATGGCTGAATAGTACGTCTTCCATTCAAAAGCAGGCGTCGGATTTTGATTTTCGTAGGTCGCAACACCTGCTTCTTCCAGATCAATGATCGTGCGAGTGTCGATGTGGTCTTTGACGAACGCATCACCCAGCTCGTGGCATGCGTGAATCCATAGACCTTTCGGCCACACCATGATGGAACCAGCAGCTTTTCGTTCCCAGAGGTTCCACTGCTGCGATAACAATGTCAAGCAGCCCGGACCAAACAGATGGTCAACGTCAGCGAACCAGACAATGTCTTCGTATGTGTTGATGCCTACCGCGTGCCTACCGATGCTGCGGCGAAACAACGCCCCGCGTGGCATTGGATGCAGATCAAGCGAATGCCCCAGCAGCTCTGTGAAATCGTGCAGTACCTGCACGACCAGCATGTCTTCTGGGTCATAGCACACCGTGACTCGGACCGGCACACTGTCCGATCTAAACGTCACCAGGCTGCTGAGCTGAGCCCTCAGAAAAACAGCGTACTGAGGGAGGTTGCCGGCGTAGGCGTGAGTAATGATTCGGATACTGGGAGCCTGTGGGCCCATATCAATCCCTTGCGAATTTCAACCTGGTCGCCGAAGGCTTCATCAACCGCTCGTTTGACACCCCAGCAGCCCGCACGATCACCCTTGCCGTTGTAATCGTGACCGATGATGATAGTCTTGACTTTCGGGAGCCACAACTCAATATCCCGCTTCGTCGCTTCGTATGTGTGGTCGGCATCGATGAACACAAAGTCCAGACTCTTGTCTGGTACCTGTGCAGCAGCGAGCTCACTGGTCATCCGCATCACACGGCAACGGTGCGTGGCTGGTCCGATATTCTCAAGAGCCTGTGTGTAGACGGTATTCCAGTCTACCTGTGTCTTGGGTTGCATGCCGCTCGACTTGCCGTAGCTGGTGTCTTCGTCCCAGGTCTTCCAAGGATCAACCAACAACAACCTACAGTGGGGGAAGCGTTCCAGCAGCACCCGAGTAGATACCCCTTTGTAGACGCCGATTTCAGCACCAAAGAACTCGGCACGCTGACCAAATTCTCGATTGAGAAGAAGGTACAAGGCGTGATGAGACATCTTGGGAAAGCGTTTTGACATCAGACGTAATTGTACCTCTGGCAGAAATCGTTCTCCGACCGCATTACCATTGCTCGCAGCTCAGGGTTTGGCGGGTACGGCTGGCCGATCCGGGCATTGAGTACCGGTGTTTTGGCGATACTGAACATCCGCATGTCGCGAGACACAGACGGCTCAAGGAAATCCATGACCGCCCACGGGTAGTCTTCCAGCCGGATGATTGTGTTTGCCTGATACGAATCAAACACAGCACCAACACACCCAGGTTTATTGATGCACCGACTGATAAAGTGCTCGATGGATCGGCTGTCCGCCTTCATCGCAGCCACCCAATCAGATGGGCCATTGATTCCAACGAGCCCCCGGGGCGAATGCAGATAGTACGACACCAGCCAGTCGTACGGGTTCCGCACAGTGCTCAGCACCAGGCCCTTGTAATCAGCCGGTGTTGGCATATGCACACACCCACTACGGTACTCAACAAAGCCTGCGGTGTGTGCAGCAGTGCCAAACCACAGGGAGCCGCAGCGTGGTGGTGCTGCGTATGCGAATGGGCCGTAGTCGATCACACCGTAACTCCTACTCGCTGACCGGCAGTCCTGTTGCGGGCTCGATGTCCTCTTCCACCACCGGTTGATTCTTGCTGTAGCACACACAATACCGGTGATACCACTCCTGTGATACGCCGTCACCATGCTCTTCGAGGAACTGAGCCACGCCATCCTGAACGTGGTTCTTCTTCGGGTGATCGTTGTGGTAGTCGTCAAACAGCATCCAACCACCCGGCTTGAGCAGCTGGTAGGCCAGGCGTGCATCTTCCAGCACAGCTGGTGCATTGTGATCACCGTCAATCACAATCAAATCAAACTTGTTTGCCATCTGCGGCAAGAACGAAGCGAGCACGACCTGGCTCTGGTTCTGGCAGAACGTGATGTTCTCGCGATACTTCCGCAGGTTGTGATGAGCTCGATCACGCACGCTGTCCATATACTCCTGATCGAGCTTGGTCGTCGCAGCCCACGGATCAACGGCAAATACGTGGCTCTGGCTATGCTTCAAGAGGTTCTGGAAGCACCACAGCAAATCCATTCCCTCAAACACACCGATCTGAATCATCTTGATCGGTTGATCGGCAGGGAACCTTGACGGAAGAAACGACGACCACGTTGTCAAGTTTCTGTAGATGAACCACTTCCGCGTGAACTTGTACTTGAAGTCCTTCAAGTCCAGCGGGATGCGGATTTCATCACTTCGCGGCGTCCAGGCTTCTTGCTTCGAGTGTGCCATAGTATTCCTCAAGTGCTTTCAGGTATTTGTTGTCGATCGAACCAACCCAATCTGCCATACTGCCGATGTTGAGTTGCACACAACGGCGGTAGGTCGGGTACCAGAGGTCGATACCCTTCTGGCTCTTGTTGAGGCGGACATTACTGTCGCCGTGAAAATGCCAAATCTTCACATCATCGTCGTGCAGGTACTTTGGCTGAAATTTCGGTGAGCAATTCCACTGACCACCTGTCAACACTTCCATGTTGACACCGCACTCAGCCTGCAGAACGTGCAAGATTGTTTCATCGGCAATGAAAATGTCCAGCACAGCTGACGTCCACTGCTCCCAAACTTCCAACACAGGCGACTTCGGTGTGCTCAAAAACACGCCACCGTTTACTGATGGAAAGGCGTGTTGCAGCAGCATCTCGACAGATGCCTGATTGATGGACTGACGACCGACAAGACTGCCAATGCGATTTTTAACTACACCTACGTTCGA